ATGTAATTTGTACTCAACGGTACTTGTTGAGCACTCGGTTGTAAGTCAAACCCCGGACCCGCAGGTGGGGTTAATACTGTTCCTGGCATAATTTTTTTTTCTTTTTTTTTTAAATGTTAAACTTTTTTATTAATTATCTTTTCCTAATCTTTAAACCACGACCTGAGTCATTGTTCAAAGATTTAATTTGCATACCTGATTTCGCTTGTGTTACTTCAGGAGCAGAGCGAGTTGTCATATTGACATTTTTCATTTTCCTCATCTGCTCATCTGCCGAAGCACTCTTGCCTTGTTCGTAAAAGAACTTAGCAAACTTGTCAGGATGCATCGCCATTGCTAAAGACTTGTGGTATCCCTCCGCATCACTTATGATTCCATCTTCATCCAAAAACTTTTTAATAAAGTTTGAGGGGTCTGATTGACTCTTTCTAAGTTCAGCAGCATCTCCCGGTGAAAAAGAAATAGATTTGTCTTCGCCTAATTTGAACTCAAAACCTTTGAACTCGTTGAATACGTCATCTGTCTTTTTCGAGAACACCTCTCTCTTGCGAGAGTTTTGCTCATCTATCGTCTTAGCGTCAGCTATATATTGTCTATATTCCTCCAACTCTTTCGCTTCGCTATCAGGAAGACCATCCCTTCTCGACTCGAGAGGAACTTTGTATTTTTCCTGTTGCTCTGCAAAGTAGTCTTTGGCTTTAGCAATTGTCTTCTTTTTTGCTAACTTGGTTTTCTTAATGTAGCTTTCGTCATCAATGTCCTCATCATAGGAATAATCCTCCATAAGAATGTCAATGTCTTCTGCATCCAACCCTTTCTCGGTTGCACTAAGATAATCTCGTAGCAGTTGGTCAGGCTCTGCGTCATCATAATTCTTTTGCAATTGCATAAAATCATTAATGCCACGACCTGTATCCTTTTTGTATTGTAAATACTTGGATACATCTTCAGGGAGAGGGTCGCTCTCCTCTCTCGCTTGATTGAAATCATCAAGTGAATTGATTTCTCTTCCGTATTTATTACCAATAAATTTAAGAACGTCTTCCTCAGTTAGCGTAGCCTCCTGAGATTGTGTTTCTACTTCTTTAGTCGGCTCCTCTACTTGAGGAGTTTCCTCTTGAACTTGAAGGTTTACCTTTGGTGTCTCTTGGACCTCAACATCAGGTGCTACCTCTTGGTTTAATTTTTCCTCGTGCTTCTCAAGTAATTCTCTTTCTATTTCTTGAGTTGACTTCTCTTCTCCGACTTCTACCGCTTTAACTTTAAATTCCATTATGTGTTTGATTTAATTGTTTGCAAATTTAGGCAAAATATATTATAGTTTTTTTTGCTCATTATCTTGGGTTAAACTCCGCAAAGTCAAAACCATCTAAGCTATCCTCGTTTGATTCAAAATTCAATGGAGGTAGATTATTCTTTCTTTGGTTAATTAACTTGCTTTGCTCTGTATTCTGTTGGCTAATCCTATCCGACTTAGCACCCTCTCTTGAAGACTCTCTATCAGCTAAGGACTGTGCATTCATCTGTGCCAATTGAAGATTAAGTTCAAACTCTTTATCCATTAACTGAGATTTTAACATAGCCTCGTTCTTCATCTTCTCAATCTCGAATGCTACGTCAGCCTGTCTGTACTGCATCTTAGCCTGAGTCTCTGCCTGTATCTTCATCTGAGCTGCCTGTGCTGCTAACTCTTGAGACTGCATTTGCTGTTGAGCTTGCATCTGCTGCTTCTGCATAGCCATCTTCTCTTCTCTCTCTTGCTTAGCTACCCTCTTAACCTTCAGTAACTGATTGGCGAGTTTAAGATTTCTTATCTCTCGTATGTCAATAGCGTCCTCAAGGTTTATATCTCCCTTAGACAAAGCCATCTGAACATTCTGCTCAAGCATTGCCTTCTGCTCTTCGTCAGGAGACATCTCGATGAATATTCCAAAGTCATATATATATAAGTCTTTGATATCACTTAGTATAGATACATTGTACTTACCAATCTGATTTATAAACTCATCCTTAAAGTCAGAGTATTGAAGGATGTCAGCTACCCTATACGTTATAGCCTCAGATAGACTCCTACATATATATAGGCTACCTTGCAATATATGCCTTGTAGCTACGTTAGAGTTTAACGCTGCCAACTTCTGCAATCCTACCAATGCATTAGGGTCAGGAGAACTTCCATCTCTTGCCTCATTAAGTCCCGTTACATTTCTTATTTGGTTTAGGTAGTGATTGTAGTTAGTTAAAAGCATCTGAGTCTTTGATGCACCCGAATTAGAGTTTAGCTCCTGAATAGGAACCCTTGCATTATTAAACTCTCCATCTCCTGTATAGCTCCTTCCGATTACACTACCCGTTTGGAAGTATAACCTCAAAGCATCTTCAGGATTGTATGCTGCTCCTGTACCTAAGTCTACTTCACTTAGACCATCTGCATCAATAAATACACCATCAGGTACAACCCGTGATATAACCTGCTGTAGTTTTAGGTGAGTAATCTGAATCAAGTCAGCGAATGGTATCATCCTTCTAACTAAAGACTCAATAACTCCCTTATACATTCTTGGGGCAACGCATACATAGTTAGGTATAGCGTGTTGAGTGGCAGACTGTGGTCGTACCATATTCTCCATCATATCCCACTTGAGTATAATGTTAGTACCCATAACCATAACTCCCTCATACCATACATCAATAGTCTTGGAAACCTTTTCAAATTTCCCTTCCTCTTGCATATCTTCAGGTGGGTTAAAGCTATCGTCTTTCTCGACCATAGATACATTACCATTATCCTTTACCTTTCTTTTGTATACAACCTTCTTAGTGGTCTTATAGTTAAAGTAAAGTAGAGTTGCAGTATCCTTATAGAATATATCATCTTGTTGGAATTGAGCAACATCATAGTAGTCGTACCAACTTTGAGAGTATTTAGATATTGTCTCTAAGTCTTCGTTGGTTAGACTTGTGTCAATCTTAACAAGCTCAGTAATAGGTACAGTCTTAATCTCTCCCCAATAGAAACAATCTTTAAAGTGAGGGTCTTCAGTATAGCTGTATACAATATTAGCAGGGTCTACATAGTTTAGTTTTACTCCTCCACCGGGAAGAAACTCGTGCTTGGCACATCCTATACCTAATACGGTAAGGTCATAGTCAAGCTGCTTTCTTATGTCGTTATACTTATTGCTTTCAAATATTGTGCTTATTGCCTCTTCCTCTGCAATCTCTATTGCAGGCTTGTAGTTAAGCTGCATATATAAAGCCAACTCCTCATCAGTATTAGGAAGCTCATCAGGATTCATCGTGAAAGGATTAGCCCCTGTCTTCTCTTGTATAATCTCAAGCATAGGCTTTGCAACCATCTGCCCTTCTATCATCTGCTGATACTTGCTTCGCTTAGACATAGACATAGCATCTTGTGCATATGCCTTTGGCTCGAACATACGGTCTTGCATACCGTTAACAACTATGTCAACAAACTTTGGAAGTATAGGTACAGGTGTCCAATCTAAGTTTAGATAACTTAAATCTCCATCAACAGCAAGCTCATTTTTATATTTGCCTACTGACTGCTCACCTCTTGCATATAATTTTAATCTTTGGAAATCTCTCCATTGACTGTAAAACCTACAAGAGTTCCCATCCTTTTTAAACCACTCATACTGAATAGCCTGACCAATCTGTAACCCGAACTCTACAGTTTTTTTCTCTGCATCCGACACAAATTGATTTGGGAAACTTGTAGATGATATATTAATTTGTACCTCTTTCATCTAATTATTTCGCTTGTATTGCCTCTATTACTATACCTTGCAAAGTTAATCTTTATTTTTGATACTTTTTTCTCAGTAAAATATAGATGTCTTTGCGTTGCCATTATAGCCAAACCTGAGCTAATAGACGCATCAAATTTAGTTCTGTTCGATATGTCAAACTTTGCCCAATCCTCTAAGGTCCTTACGAATACACAATCGCCCATCTCGTCCTCAGACTTAAAGCCAATGTGCTCTTCTATGTAGGACTCTATAGCAGAGGCGTGAGCCTGTTTAACGTCTTCACTTGAGTTAGGTATACCCCCAAGCTCTCTTTCTGTCTTAGAGAGCTTGTTAGCAGGCTTGTCGGGTCTGTTCATACTGAACCCCCTATACCCTCTATTCTTAAAATGGTATAATAGTCTTGGCTTGTTATTCTCACACAGGAGTGGCATACCATAAAATACGCAAGCCATTAGCACATCTTCAAAGAATATCTCTGCCGTATCAGGTCTTGCTATATACTCTAAGAAGAACTGATTGCTTGGAGCATCCTCCATACTAAACTTAGTCTTTCCGTGTAGTGCTCCATTAGAACCACCTCCACCAACTACTCCTGATATGTCATAGCTATCACATCCGAATGCACCCATATGCTCATTGCCCGGATACTTTACTCCATTCTTTTCTACTACCCTATTCTGTAAGTTCTTACTTGGTGTCCAAGATACATAGAATCGCCCCCTCTTGTCAGGATTAAATACTACCTCTGTATCCTTTATACCATTCTTCCAAGAGAAAGACCCACGAGTTACGTGGTGCTCCATAATCAATGAGTCGTTATACTCAACCTGCTGATATATCTTGGTTAGATTAAATATAGACTGCTTGCTCTCATCTCTAAATGCGTGTGACTCTGTCCTTGGGAACTGTCTGTAAAACTCATTCAATGCATCAGGGTCGCTCTTTAGAGAGTCAACCTCTCCCTTCCAATAGTCGATAGCACCCTGAGTTATCTCCTCTCCATCAATCCCAAGTACAGGCTCATCAGGTGTCCTGAATACAGGCATACCATACCTGTCTATAAACCCCTCCATATTCCACTCCATTGGAATAAACAAGGAGTATAGTCCACTCTTTGTCTGACCATTAGAGTTACGGTTTGTAACATCAGAGTCTCTATATAATTTCTTAAACTGCTCTCCACCTTTCTTTAATGCATTAGATGTAGAACCCATCATACACTTACCAATAACCTTGCTACCTAATCGTAGACAGGTCTTAGTAACCCTCCAATTATTTAATATATTGTTTGGCTTCAACCACTTACCACTCTCATCGTGGACTAACAGCAATAGCTTCTCCCCATCATAGGAGTTATCATCTGTGTTCTTCCAATCTATAGTGGTATCCAATCCGTACAACTCCTCAGAGGTCGTGTCGTACATATTCTTTTTTGTAATCTTTGATGCAGGAATCCTAAATGCTAACTCAGTCTTAGGCTTATCCATACCATCCATAATAGGCTTAAAGAAAAAAGGTAGCCTACTATTTATTGGCACTACCTTATCCGTAAACATCTTCTTGGCATCGCCCCCTGTCTTGGATAGCATACCGACCCTCGCATCCTTTGCAAGTGTCCCTGTGTTCACACACTCAGATGAACTCATAAATGAGAAACCTGAACGTCTTATCTTTAGATAGTCTTGACCAAAGCTACGCTTATCTGCCCTGCAAGCCTCCCAATGTAAGAACAATAGTCTATTAGCCTCCCTGAAGTCAGGGTATCCTACATCAATAGAAGCCCATTGCAAGTACATATAGTGAGAGCCTGTGATATATGTAGGGATACCGTTTGACATAAACCACATCCCCTCTTCTCTTCTCTCAAACTCTCTCTCGATATAATCCACCCACCTATCCTTAAACTCAGATGGCTTCTCATTCCATTGGAATATAGACTGTATCCTATTTAATTCTTTTGGTATATCTGCCCTCTCCCAATACTGCTCAGACTTTTTCTTATGTCTCTTGAAGCATTCTTTCGGTTTAGCAGGCAGCCCTATCCTTAAACTCTGTATCTCGATGACATCTCCTAACGTTCCGTCTTTAGATATTATAACTAAGTCATACTTACTATCATATCCATACGTCCAAGTCTTAGCCTTGTTCTTATTTACAAGGACTGTCTTTGGTATATAGTCTTCTATAACCCTATGTAAGTTTCTATTTAGACCGTCTTTCTGCAAATCCCTGTTTTGTATCTGTCTTCTTAGGACCATTCTTCAAAGACTCTAACGCCTCCTTCTCAGATTCAATCCTATTCAATATCTCAAACGCATCGAATATAGCTAACTTCTTTGTAGCTGCTGCGTTCTTTAATCTGTCAGCAGAGATATCATCCTCCGGGTCGTGTTTTATAATAGCCTCCTTGGAAACCTTTATTAGCTGCTCTACCGCTTTATACCCTGCTTCTATTATTTTTAATTTTATATCCTTTGAATCCATCCTAACTTCATAGCTTCATTGTTATCTGATGGTCATACATCCTGTATAGCTTCTCGCCATCAATGTCAAACTCATACTCGCTCTCAGGCTTGAAGGATATCCTATCTCCATTATTAACACCCTTGCTAATCAGGTAGTCGTTGGATATCTTTACTAATCCTACAAGTGGCTCCTCCGAAAATGGTTTATATATATAGGACTCTGTTGCAGGTACAGGCTTTACAAAACAATACCTATCATAAGAGTACCAAGTCCCATCTTTTTTATATGCGTAGAACTGCTCAAGGTCGACAAAGAATAGGTCATCTTTGAAATAGCTCTTGCCACTCCTACGCCTGCCTCTCATATCGTTATAGAACTTGAATACGTTGTGGTGTACAAGTAGTGTATCTCCCTTGGAGATTTTTCCATCATATCCAACAGGAGTCTCAATTACCTCAGCAAACCTATTAGAGAACTTGTGGTCCTCTTCTGATGTGCTTACAATAAACTCTATGCCACCAATATCTTTGGTGTTGTTGTATCTCTTGTTATTTAATGGTCTTACAATAAATGAATGGGGTGACCTCATTTAAAACTCTATGTTATACTCTATGGACACAGGCATAGTTGAAGTAAACTCTTTCCAAAGTATTACCGCCTCACTATCGTCCTCAATCCATATTTTAATTGAATTACTATTATTGTCGTAGATTATTAGATGGATGGTATATGCACCCCTACCTACAGACTGCCCTACTATGTAGTGCATAGCCCCGGATTTATAATCGGGTCCTATAGATATTTTCCTAATAATGCCTGACATTATTTTACTTTTAATATATTTATCTTAAAGTTGGGAGTGATAGTAAAAAGTCCATCTGTATCAGTAGAAGATACTAAAGACCCTTCATTGTGAAATGCACTATCTCTTGATATTTTAAAGGTTAAGACCTGACCGGCAGTTACAACAATAGGAACAGTTCGCTCATATGGAAGTTTGTCTCCTGAATCCTTAATACCTATACTCTGAGTTGCTCCCTCTTGAACTCCATCAAGAAAAGCAGCAAAGTGCATCAAAGCAGAAGCACCTCCACTTGTCCTACCAAAGCACCCTTGTGCTATTAGTAGGTATGTACCTGCTTCATTGAATGTAATGTTACCTGATGCGTCTAACATCACAGGGTCGGATGCCGTGCCCTGTGCTCCACCGATAAGTAATTGATACAAAGAGTTTGTTGTAGATGGTCCTTGAGATACTGCAACGTCTTCAGCAGATAAAACATTTGTAAGAGGGACTCCTCCTAAACTTAATATGTCTTGTATAGTAAAGTTCTTTGTTGCGTTGTTATTATCTACGTCAGTACCTATAACCTTATCGGTTAATGATGGTGCTGTTACTTGTGCGTAATTTGCTATGTATCCCATTTGCTTATTTGTCTTTTTTCTTTTCTATATGTCCTGTCTGAACATTAATTCTTATAGAGTCTCCGCCACCATACTTATCAGCCATCTCTGCTTCTATCTTGGTGTACTCTTCTTTTATTTTATCAATCTCGTTAATGATTGACCTCTTTGCTAACTCAGCATCAGCCAATTGCATCTTTGATTGATTAAATGCATTGAGCATACCTTGTACTCTCTCTAATTCTTTCTTGCTTAATTTTGCCATTTTATTTGATTCTTAATTTTATTTATACTACAAAGGTAATATATTTATATTACTTCTGTTTTATATAGGCGTAGGCTTAGGAATAAATTCCTGAAGAGTAAAGTACAGGCTTACGTCTGTAAACATATCTTCAAGTATATCCTCTATAGCATCAAATTCAATAATGCTTATATAAACATCTCCTATAATATCCTGCACCGGATTTAATATTAAATCTCCTGTGTATTCAGCTTCGATTTCTACCCAAGTTTTTAAGTTGAGGTCATTATGTATTCTATATGCTTCCATTTTTTTTTACCAAGTTTTCTTTCCTAATTCATTCATAAAGTCATCTACAATAGTATTCCAAACAGGGACCATTGCTGCATTAAGACCTGCAAAGTAATGACCAAACATCATTGTGTTTGAAGCCTGTGCAAATGTATTTCCGTTAACGTTTACACCTCCAAAGGGTAGTACCAAAGGGCTTGTATCACTTGGACGAGGGTACACACTATTTGTAGACTCCAACACTCCGTTATGATAATTCTCCCCTGCTGATGGAGTTGTAAACAAATTAATCCAAGTATGCCCTTGATTATTATCCTGATTACCACCACCGACTGCGTTATCTAAACTGAAACTACGACCAAAAGAAGTAACTCCTGTACCCATCCTACGCCAATAATTACCGGCACGTCCGCCGGCTGTGCCATAATTACCAAAGTCCCATCTTGTGGAACTATCTCTTATAACATTACCTACACAGACACTTGATGCATTTAAGTTAGCAAAATTGTTTGCAATTATATTGGAGTTTATATATCCATTTACACCATTGGTAGTAACCCCGTCATAGTTCGCTGTACATCCACCAACGTATGTTTGCTGTAGTGCGGTACTTGTTGGGTCCATAAGATTATACTTTTTAGTACCCAATGTATCCCCAAGCATTGGAGATATCTGAAGTCCACTCGCCTGATTAAATATCTCAGCGTCCCCAAAGTTTGCATACTGAGAGTCAAGTCCTTTTATTCTTTTACAAAAATTATCAATAGACTCTGCCTCTACATTAGTTAGAGTATACCCCTCAACAGAACTAAGCTCATTTGCATATGCGAGAGCAAGTGGGTCTGTTATTATATAGCCCCCTTCTCCCGGATATCTGTTGCTTGTTGTTATAGATATTGAATTTATCATATATTATTTCTTTGTGGCGTATGACTTCATCATCTTCTCACCTGTCCTACCAATTACATATCCACCAATACCGAGCTTCAATAAATCCCAAAACTCATTCTCAAGTGGTGGAATAGGTAGCTCGAATACAGGTCCTAAAAATTTTACATAGATAACTATAAACCCAAACGCTAACATAAGTATTGGTCTCCAACTTCTCTGTAACCAATTACCCTTAGCCTCTGTTACAATTATCTCAGTCTGCAACTGCTGTAACTCAATTTGCTTCTTTACAAGAATCTCCTTGATTACATTCTGTGCCTTTAGCTTCTCTTCCTTAGAGGTAAATAGCTTATCTAATCCACCAAGTAAGTCTGTTACTACACTACCTCCAAACCAATCAAATATCTTCTTCATTAATTATATTCCTCCGTTGCATCAAAACTTGGACACGCCTTAGGTGAAAAATCTCTGTGACCGTGAACCTTAGATTCAGGATGCTGAATTTTTAACACCGTTAGCAACGTCTCCAAACTTTCTTTCTGCTCATCAGTCCTTGTGTCTTTAGGAGTCTTACCATCCTGCTCGACACCACCAATGTAGCATATACCTAAACTATTCCCATTATGACCCCTGCAATGAGCACCGGGGATATTATCCTCCCTGCCCTTTGATATCGTTCCATCAAGACTAATGATATAGTGGTAGCCAATATCAGACCATCCTTTAGCCTTATGCCACCCTCTTATCTCGTCAGCACTAATGTCCTGACCCTCTCTTGTTGCAGAACAATGGATTATAATCTTCCTAATTATCATTCTTCTTTCTCTTACTCGTAATCCACCACTTGTAGATGGTATACCCTATAGATACTAAAAGTAATAGTATCTTTAACGATGTCTCAAGGGTTGATAGGGATATCATAAATGTACTCCCATTAAGTAAAAATAGCTTCATATCTGATACCCAACCATTCATAATTATTTTACTTTAACCTTTAACTTCACATCACTATTAGTTGCAGTAGAGACATACTTTCTCTTGCCATCAACATAGTGATTTATTACGGACATATGACCTGCAAATATTACAACGCTCTTATTTACCATAAAGCTACAATGCTATCTGCTGTTGTGCTTGTAGAAAGAACATTAGTAACCTGTACAGGAAAGAACCCTACGGGAACTCCTATAAACAATACAGTCTGACCTGCTGCTGTAATAACGTTCAAGTCACCCGACACTCCTACATATAGAACACATCCGTTACCTGCCTTTAAAAAGTCAAGCTGTTGGGTGTATAGGACAAAGGCTTGTGCTGCTGCCGTAAAGATATCAGCGTTCAATGTCAACTGACTCGTAGAGTCAACTGCTGTTACCGTTGCAGATAAACCTGCTGTTGTGTTTAACACAATGTCTCCAACCTTTACACCTGCGAATGGTGCTGTGCTATCTACTAATTTGTTAGTAGATATAGATGTTGCTGACCCTGTAATAGTCTGTGCTGCCGGATTAGGTATATTAGCGTTATCGCTTTTATATATCGTTATCGCTGCACTTGCTTGTAATTTTTGATATGCCATTTTTACTTTTTATTTTTTATAAGGGAATACCTTATTTAGTTTTTTCTTTCTTGCTTCACAGCCACAGCTTTTACCTGTAGCCTTTGATACCTTCTCTACCATTGTCTTTACTCCGGTAGCCTTGGTGAACTTTTCAATCGTGTCTCCTAATCCTTTTGATTTCATTTTATTTACAAGTACAATTTTTATTTGGACATTTCTCTACACTAAACATTAGCTTAGATACGAGCTTATTCCATTTGCATTGAAACTTACACCACAATGCTTGAATCCACAAACCTAACTTTACAAAGAATTTCCCCATTAAAAGTTATGCTTCTTGATTACTACGTTGTTATTATGGTAGCATCCCTGTGCAGAAGACTTGTTTCCTGAGTAAGCTTTCTTTCCCATAGACTTTTCCATTCCTTTAGATTCATCTCTGCGAGACTTCATAGACTGAGACTTCTTTCCGTTTTTTGCTCCCATTGACTCATCGAGTCTTGCATTATATCCTTGCTTCATAATATTGCAAAGATACTAATATTTTCCTTTACGATTTTTTGGAGAGCTTTTTGTAGAACCTCCCGGTCCTGCCCATAGCTTTTTGCAAGACCAATACCTTGCAGTTAGCTTACTCTTAGCCGTGCTACACTTATGTCTTGCCTTGAATGACTTACGAGCCTTAGGAGAATAGTTATGACCATAGCCCTTAGCACCAAAGTGAATTAACTTCTCCTTGCCACCCTCACAGGCTTTTACCATTTTCTTCTTCCCTGCCCTGTCGCTTCTCTTTACGACATTGCATTTCATCTTGCTCTTGTCAGCCATTACTTCTTCTTCTTCTTAAAGAATTCAAACGCTTTTTTTTGCTTTTCTTCAATGTGCTTATTAGATAGTAGTCCTTGCTTCTCAGGCTTACCGCCCATTGCTTTATTTGCTGCTGTGAAATATGGTTTTGTTACTTTTTTCATTTTCGTTTTTTTCTTATTGGTGATACTTTCTTTCCTCCTGCACCCTGCTTACCTATAATCTTCTTCTGAGCCTGCTTCTTCTTTAACAAACTCTTAGACATCTCAGACTTGGTTACGGGTGTCTTTGAAGACACTCTCTTTGATGGTCTGCAATACTCGCTCTTGCCGCCTGTCCCACAGGGCTTACCTGTACGGGTGTCAACCCACTTCTCAGCAGTCCACCTCTTTAGGTTAGAGCCTGCCTTGGTCTTTCGCACCTTGCCCTTAGCCTTACGACACTTAGCCGTAGCCTGAGCTGCACGAGCCGACCACTTGCCGTAGCTCTTCATTACCTTTTTATAGCAAGCGTCCTTTGGCATTATACTGTTCTTCTCCTAACTGACCTGTTGCCTTTTTTGTAATTACCAAATTTATTAGAACCTCCAAGACGTGCGAGTCCCGGAAGACCTCTTCCTGTGCTTGACACTCGTCTTCTTCCCCTTGGTCCGCCTTTTTTACTCCAAGTCATTTTCTTTTTTTGGAATCGCTCCTCACTAAAGTCAGGCATTGCAGCCGCACTAAGCTGCTTCTTCCAATCAGTCTGCTTATATGGGTTAGATGTTTTCTTTG